TCATGGTTGACAATCGATCACCGCAAACGGGCCGGGGCCAAAGCGCTCAGAAACCTGGGCCACCGCAATCTGAAAGGGCCCACTGATCCCATCCAAAAACCGGTTCAATGCGCTATAGGTCCACTGAGCAACTGCGGTTTGGGTTTCTCGGACAATCGTGTCGCCTTGCTGAACCCGTACGATATAAGTTTCCTTGTCCTCCCCAAGCGGCACCTCGAACCCTTCCCAATCATCGCCGTCGATCCGCGTGCGCCGCACCCAAGAGATCATCAAGTCTGCCATCAAAGTTGGCATGCTCGCTGCTGCGTCGGAATCTGACGCGTTCATTTCTCCCACCAAAACAGTCGTTTTCAAATGCGCCGGACGGTAAGGGCGAAGACCATTGCCCTCAAAAGCCTGCACCTGATGTACAAAGACAGCATCATCATAAGACCTGTTTGCCTGGCCAATCCGGTAGTGTCGTTCGATCCGACGCTGCGCAGCACTGAGCGGGATCTGCGAGGGGGCCCCATCCAGAAGCACAACCAATGATCCAGCCGGCCACACTGCTGGCATTATGCCATCGCTGCCAGCCTGACCGCGTAGCCTGTGCGAAACGAGCCAACGATCTTCTGACAACAGTTGGGCATCGCGAAACTGAAACAGTTCCCAATTTCCGGAGGTGCCATCACCAATTGCCATCAAATTCGCGCCGGAAAGCAATGCTTCGTCGCTGACGGATTGTAGTGCCCCTGACAGAAGTTGAACTTGCAGGGCATCACCCCGGTCGATCAACCCTGCCTGAGCCGCTGGAAAGGACGTTTCAGTGATCCCGACAGCCGATTGCGCAGAAATGGTATCAACCAAGGAGTAGTCCGCATCCGTCGCAGAGTCATAGACCGCAACTGCGCCCGTCCAGGGTTCGGCAGCCAAGGCCAAATGCGGCGCATGTGCGATCTCATCCCCTCCCATCAAGGGTAAATCCATAAAGATTGGCATCACTGGCATAGCCGGTGTGAAAGGCCGCAGTGTCACACTGTCTTCCGCATAGTCTGATGCTTCGTAGACGTCGGGCTCAATACGGACCGCATCAACGATCTGGTGATCCATGACGTCAACACGATCTATCCGCGCCAAGGTCGGACCTGACTTGGACGGCAGGCGGACGATATCCCCTGCCCCCAAGGATAACTTGGACGGCGGTAAGGCAAATCGCAGGCTGTCGCGCCCTACCCGGGCCTCTGCCAACCAGCGTTCTGCGGTTTGCAGGCCCTCTCCGCGTGTCATCGCCAAGGCCAACTCGGACTCCGCCACTGCATGGGTTTCTTCGTCAGGCAAAACCGCCTCTTCTGCTGCAACCTGATGATCGGCATCTGCCAGAACAAACCGTAGCCGCACCCTTCCCGCCATTTCGGCTTCGGCAGCTCTGACCTCGCTTAGGTCACCGTCGATTTCATCGCTGATCGCAAGATCTTCGTAAGCGATATCAACGGCTTTCAACCCATCGCGCATCCGAAAGACCAATTGACCATCGCGTTCGATGGCATCAAAACCATACGCCAGCATCAGGGATTGCAGCGCCCGCCGCCCATCCGAGATATTGGGCTCTACAAACCCGCGCACAACGCCGTATAAGCCTGTGGTGTCGATCTGACCGACGCCCGCCCGATTACAGATCTCGGTGACAACCGACGCCAAGGAGCGGGCAGACACCCGCCCGTTTATCCAATGACCGCGGCGGTAATTCGGCCCATCCGACCAGAGCGTGTCATTGGCAGGAAACCATGGAAAAGGCCGCGCATCCCACGCCCAAACAAAGGCATGATCCATGTCCAGCATCTGCCCCCCGTAAATGTCGGAGACGGGATTGTTTGAATCATTTCCCCAGTGGCTCAACATAGCACGCAGATATTGGCGCTGTATGGTTTCATCGCGCAAACCATTGGAATAATGCGGAAGCGAGGATTCCGAGGATTTGGGATCAAGGAACTTATTGGGTTGGTTTGCCCCTTTGTTGATCGCTGCACAGCCTAATTCGGTGAACCAAATCGGTTTGGACTGTGGCTGCCATGACGTCGGAGCGTTGTCACGAACTCCTGCACGGCGCTCGTGGTGTGGTTGTCCCCACCAGTTGCGAATATCTTTGTAGCGCCACACCCAAGGTTCATCATAAGCGCCATCGTCAATCGGTACGCGGTCTTGGCTGTCGCGGGCCGCAGGCGATGCGTAATACCAATCATAGCCTTCACCGCCTTCGATATTGGATTTCAGGTAGTCCGTATCATAGACGGTGCCCCAATGGGCGTCCGCATGTTCTGTTCCGTCGCGCCAATCCGCCAACGGCATATAGTTGTCGATACCGACAAAATCGATGTTCGCATCGCTCCACAGTGGGTCAAGATGGAAATACAAATCCCCAGATCCATCCTGCGGGTGATATCCAAAATATTCCGACCAATCCGCCGCATAACTGATTTTGACCTGCGTCCCCAAAAGCACCCGGCATTCGGCTGCCAGCAGTTTCAGCTGTTCAACCGCTGGAAATCCATTTGCCCCGCGAATTTGTGTCAAGCCGCGCATCTCTGAGCCAATGCAAAACGCATCGACGTCGCCAGCCAAAGCGCAAAGCGCGGCTTGGTGCAGGATAAACCGGCGGTAACCCCATTCATCCGGTCCGCTATAGACAACGGTTCCATCGACAACCCCGAAATCAGCCGCGCTTGCTGTACCAAAGAAGTCGGCCACTTCACTGTCGGCATCAGGCGTTTGATCTGGCGATCCGCTTTGCCCCGGCGCATGGCTCAATGTTATGCGCCCGCGCCATGGTAATCTGGGTTGATCTGGGCCGCCGGTCCACGGGTCTTGCAACCCGTTTATTTCCAACTGGTCCATCAAAATGAAGGGATAATACATGACTTTGAGGCCCTGCGCGGCCATCCGGCGGATCGCCTGAACAACCGATTTATCCGTCGGCGTACCGCCATAGACGACCTGTTCATCGATGGTCGGCACAAGGTCCGCCGTTTCACGGTCAAGGCCGCTCACACCCCAAGGCATGTCGTCGGAATCAAATTCCTTTTGTTCAATTTTCGGTTTTATCTCACACGAGCCGCAGCGCAGATCATTGCCAAACCAGCTGACCACAAGGGAGGTCGCCCCGCAATTTGGCAGCTCGTCTTGTAGCTGGGTCAGGGAGGTGTTGAAATCAGGCTGCTCTGATGGTGAGTTCACATTCACCACCCCGCGTTTGGACGGTAATTTGATCCAGTCAATCGGCAGCTCCAGCCCGAATTTCCAATAGGTCAAATATACAGGTTCTGTCGCCAACCCGTATTCGCCCGTGCCCGGAACCACAGCCACGCCTTTGACGGCCAAAGGCACATCTTCACTGTCGGCCAATTCCGGACGGGTGACTTCAAAGCTGAATTGCGGCACCCGGTTGCCAAAACTGGCAAGCTGGAGATTTTCCATTACCACGTAAGCAGTCCCGCGATAGGCCGGAACCAGACCGGTGCCTTCGATGGCTTCCATTGTGGGGTCAGGCTGCTGGTCTTGGCTGCCATAGTAGACCTGCATATTAAGGTCCTTGACGGGGACTTCGGCCCCATCCGCCCAGACGCGGTTTACGCCGGTGATTTCACCTTCGCACAGTGCAACAGCAATGCTGATCGAATAGCTAAAGGCCTTAACCGTTGGTTGTGACGGGCCGCCTTTACCCCCGCCTCCGGATTTTTTCACATGCTCTTTGAACTCTGTGGCCCAAATCACATGCCCCCCGACCCGCATCCGGCCATAGACCTGCGCAATCGGCGCACCTTCACCTGCGCCGCTCAGACGAAACCGTTCAATGCGGCCCGTTTCAATGACATCCGACCCTTGCCCTAGCAAACGCTGGTCCAACGACCGCCCGACAGAGGCACCGATAAAGCGCCCGACAGCAGTCATCGAAAGTCCCAAGAGCGAACCGCCCATCGAACTGCCAAGTGCTGCGCCCGCAGCTGAAAGAAGGATAGTCGCCATCACTAGATCTCCAATGGTAGGGCAAACCGCGCTACAATGCGCTTGGCCCATTGGGGGCCGAGGGCGCTCTCAATCACACCGTGCCCGCTGTAGGCATGTATGAAAGAGGCCCCCGACCCGGATTTTGTTTCGATATCCGCCTGAATGCCTATGTGTTTGGCCACCGCATTGTCCCGCATGCGAAATAGCAAAACATCGCCGGGCGTTGCGGACGTCAATGGCTTGGGTCTCAGATGGCGCACCGCTGCACGCCAAAGGCGTTCGTCGCCCTGTGGTTCTGACCAATCCATGCTGTAAGCCGGAATCTTCTCTGGCTCCGGCCCGATCACTTCGCGCCAAACCCCGCGCAACAATCCAAGGCAATCACATCCAGCCCCCTTGAGCGAGGTTTGATGCAGGTAGGGCGTGCCAATCCATCCGCGGGCCGCTGTCACCACGCCCCTCATCTACGGCTACCGCCGTTTTGTTTTTTGGCCAGCGTAGGATGTACTGTGACCCAATCATCCTCTGGAATGTCAGGAAATCCCTGAAAGTTCAGCAAATTGCTAAACTTGACCCGGCAGCTTTCCATGCGTTTGTCACAGCCCGCTACAAGCCGGATCACGTCACCTGCCGCAACCATTGCCCGCAAGGGTTCCCATATTTCCACACGTCGCGGTACACCGGAAGAAAATCGGTCGCGCTTGATTGCGCCGGTCAGGCCAGCGGCCGCACCGCTGATAATTTCCAACCGTCCACGTTGGAACCAGTCAGGGTCAAAACCCGCCAGACCTTCGAACTCGAACACCCGATTTTCGGCAGTCGCCAAAACCGGCACCTCCGCAAAGTACCCCGGAGTGTCCAAATCAAATTGGCAGTTGCGATCACCCAATACCGCCGAGCAAGGTTTTTGATACCCTCGACCAATTGGCCGGCCCAACGCTTCGGTCAATCCACGCAGCTCTGCATGAAAAGCCCCGCCGCCGCGGCGCATTTCACCAATAGAGCCGCGAAACATCACCCTGCGCGCCTCAACATTTGCCCAATTGACCAGCCAAGCCGTTACCTCGGCCCCATCAAATCGGCCGGCAGCAATGTCTTCTTCGCGAATGGATGCATCACTCAGCGCACCCATGGCTTCGGTGTTGTCCACCGACAGACCGGTGGCTTGTTGCAAAGCCTTGGCCGACAGACCAGAGTCTGCTTTGAAGGTGTAACCATCAAAACTGAGGTCGCAGTCATGGTCCGTGAATCCGAATTGAACCCCGTCTTTGCGCGTGACAGACCAAGCGCGGCAAACCGATGCAACACCGGCTTGCAAGTGGGTATGTAGTGCTTGTGCTGTTGGCATCAGACCCGAACCTCCACCACTGGAACATCCGGCACCTGACCCGCCTGAAAGCTGGCCATTGATACACTAAGCCGATCCGTGTCGAACCGCACTGGAACGTCAAATTCAAACCCAGCCGTGATTTCTTCACCCGCCAAAGGTGGAACATCAAAAGTGATCAATCCGGTGTTCACGTCGACCTCAAAGTCCACACCGGTCGAACGTTCCGCCCCTTGAACGGCCGCAACGACACTGCCCTCCACGGGTTTGGTAATCGGGCGCACATAGGTCGCGGCCCCTGAACTATAGCTCTTTGTCAGCTGAAAACTGCGACTGGTCCCGTCTCCCAGAGCAATCAGTTGATCGTCAGCCCCTGGTCGTTGTGACGGAGCGCAGGATTTATAGTCAGCCCAATCCTTCCACCGAAACCCGAAAAGCTGACCTTGACGTGCTTCAAAAAACGCAATCAGCTGTTCTATATGATCCAGCGACCGCAACCCAAGCCCCGCATCATACCGCCGGCGCGAATGGGCCCAAGGCGTGTTGCGCTCTTCGAAACCGCTGGTCAATTGCACAATGTCCGTGCGCCGTTCAGGGCCGCCGACTGAGCCAAAGCTAAGGTCCGTTGGGAACCGAATTTCATGAAATGACATGTTAGTCTCCGATCACCTGTTGCGTGCGCCAGCGCCCAAGACGCGGCTCATCTGAGCGGCGATTTGCGACTGGCTGCGTTGGAACCCCTGCACATCCGGGGATTGGATATTCATCACGATATTGACCGGGCTGCCGCCGCCAGCACCCCGCACGCCCAACTTGCCATCAGCGCCGCGTGCCAGTGGCATGATTGCCTCCGGACCCGCTTCGCCCATCAACCCCATTCCGCCGCGCATTGGAAAGTTGACCGGCCCGTTAACCACGCCGCCATTGGCAAAAGGCATCACCCGCCCTTGAGAAAAGCTGCCCCCCTCCGCAAAGGGCGTATAGGATCCGAACATCGCAGCCGCCCCGCTGGCCATCATGCCGCCGATATGATCCGATACAGGCCGCACGGCCGCCTTCCATGCCGCGTCGATCATGGAGTTGGCCACCGTTTTCAACGCATCCGACAGCTTCATACCGTCTAGAACCACGCCATCAATTGCCCTCGTCACGCCAGAACTTAGCGTCCGCTCAAGCCGCGCCGCGCCCTGACCTGTTGTTGTGAAAGTCTCTTGGACACGGCGCATTTCGTCATCAAATTGCGCTGCAACGCCAATTGCGCCTCCAAGTGAGGATTCCAACGCCTCAACCTGCCCTTGCAGATCATCGATCATCTCGCTTTTTGTCATCGCGGTGCATCTCCTTTGTATTGTGGGGTCATGCTGTCCGGAAACGCGCTCATAAGCTCATCAAGCCGCAAGCGTCCCATCGGCGTCGCCCCCTCCCCTTCTCCGAGCAGCAGTTGCAGTTCGGCCGGGGTCAAATCCCAAAATTCCTGAGGGCGCAGGCCCAGCCCGCGCATCCCTGCTCGCATTAATGTTGGCCAATCAAACCCGCGTTTATTGTCCGGCATCCGCGTGCTCCGGCAGCATAAAGGCGCGGGCCAGAAGTTCGGCCGCCGCACGGGTGGCCGCCATGGGCCCACCGGCGATTTCGGCATCCAGCAAATCTTTGGTCTGCCCTTGCCAACCGCCGCCGCGCAGGCCCGCCACGACCAACGCCAACACATCGCGTGTGTTAAATCCGCCGGTTTCAAACCTTTGCACCAATTCAACCAAAGTACCGCTCCCGATCTGGGTTTCCAACTCAGCCAAAGCGCCAAGGGTCAGCCGCATCAGGTGGCGCTTTCCATCAATGGTCAGCGCCACCTCTCCCCGCCAAGGATTGGCCATCACACCACCGGAGCCGCAACAAAGCTGAGCGCTCCGGCAGAGGCCATTGAGACCTCATAGGTTGCCTCGCCATTGTGAGAGCCCGAATATTCGATACTGGTCACCTGAAACGCACCTTCGACTGTGCCAAAGTCAGGGATAATCACCTGAAAATCAGGGATTTCACTATCGAAGAAGATTTGCCGTGTCCGTTCGTCACTGGCGGCGTCCTTGAACACACCCGAGCCAGAGATACTGGCCGATTTGACACCCGCGCCTGCCAGCAATTCACGCCAACCTTCCTGGCTTTCCAGCGATGTCACATCAATCTGTTCAGCGTTAAAACTGATCCGCGTAGCCCGCAAGCCCGCCAGTGTTTCAAACGAACCACCGCCTGTCAGATCCACTTTTAACAAAAGGTCTTTTCCGTTCTGAGCACCCATAGCCATCACTCCGTTTTAAAAGGTCAATTGTCTTCCACGCGGGCGCGGAAAGTCAGGTCGATCCGGCGAAGTCCGCCGGTTTCGCGTGTTGCTTTGGCCTTGCGGAACCACAGACCGATCAATCGGCCTCGGCCCAATACCAAATCCGCCTCGTGCAAAGCGTCACTGATTGCGCCAGCTGCATGTTTTGCCGCCAAAAAACCGGATGTTTGCGTCACCACAGACACGACGAAATTGTGCCATGCTCCGGCATCACTTCCGTCACCGGCCTCTGTCACTGTTTCCGGCCCTAAGGCCACGTAAATATTGGGCAATTTTCCACTGGGTAAAGCGTCAAAGATGTTGTTGTCTACCAAGGCACCCAATGTACCGTCCGATTGCAACGCCGCAAAAACAGCGGTCTGCAAAGGACCTGAAAGCGCGTAACTCATGCTGCCAACTCCTCTTCGCACTGGCAGATCAAATAGGCCCCCTTGGGCTCATCTTCTGTCACGGCTTCAATCCGAAAAATGCGCGTTCCAAGACGAAACCGTTGTCCTGCCGTCGGCCTGTTCGTTTGCCCCTCTGGGGCTCCGCGGACCCTGATTTGAAATCCGAAAACCGACAGCGCGCCGACTTCGCCTTCAGTCAAACGGCCCGATCTCGGGCGCACATTCCCCCAAAGCGTTCCAAGCTCCTGCCATACTTCGATAAATCCACCCGCACCGTCATTACTGCGCTGCATGGATTCGAGCACCAACCGCCGGTTCAACGCGATCCGTTTCATACGCCTGCCCCAAGTCTAACGACACAATATCGGGCAATAAGACTGGTTACCCCAAAAGGCATACACCCCTGACCAAGCGCGGTCTCATCACGGTATTCGTAATAGTGCGCCGCCAGCAAAAGCACCGCCTGGGCAAGATCACTGGGCAAGTCTGCAAAACTGGGTCCATACCCGGCGGTCACTTGGATCACGGCTTCGCCCTCTGCGGGGATGGAGGGCAGAATCGATCCGACTGGCTTCAACTTTGGTTCAAACGGATCCTTTTGCAGACGAAACTCTTCGATCTGAAGTTCATTATTGCTCCCTAGTCGATCGACCAATGTGACAGCGTTGATCGCCTCAACGGGGGCAATCGGCAGGTTTTGACCTGAGCTGCTGCGCCACTTCGCAAACCGCACCAAAAAATCGCGAGAAATTAATGCTTTGCCCGTTCGGCCTTCCACTGCTGCAAGTGCAGCGCGCAAAAACGAAGACAGGACCGCGTCTTGCAGATCATCTTCGGCAAACCCGCTGCCCAGCCTTAAATGACGCCGTAGCGCATCAATCGGAAGGGCCGCTTCGGGCACCTGAGTTTCTTCCACCAACATCATGTTTCTTCTCCGAATTCCCTAGGCTTGCCTCAATCCCCCTGCCTTGACGGGCGCGCGCCGCCCACGCTGCACGGGCGGAGGGGGATTGCTGGACAACATCGGCTGCGCGCGCCCTGTGAGAGGCGGAACCTGCCCCCGCCTCTCATCTCGTGACTGCGCGCTTAGGCGTTTGAACAACGCAGCAGTTTGATCGCAGCAAAGTCGCTTACATCGCCGCCAACACGTTTGGAGGCATAAAACAGGACATGCGGTTTGGCGCTAAACGGATCGCGCAGAACACGAAGGTCCGGGCGTTCGGCAATGGTGTAACCTGCTCCAAAATCGCCAAAGGCGACAGGTATAGACCCTGCGTCGACGTCTGGCATATCTTCTGAAATCAATACCGGATAACCCAGCAATCGCGCTGGCTCACTTGCAGCAAGCCCATCGGCCCACAAATGGCGACCATCGGCATCCTTCAGCTTGCGCAATGCGCCCGCCGTCCTTGAATTCAAGACAAAGCTGGCACTGGCGCGATACTGCGCGCCCAAAGCGTAGACCAAATCGATCAATGCATCGCCATCGCCCAAACTACCAGCAGCGCCGGACTGCACGTAACCAAGGTTGCCCCAAGACCAAATGCCATTGTCGACAGAGGTGTGGTTCAAAAAACCGCGCGGCTTGTCAACACCATCACCGGTGACAAAAGCAGAGGCCTCGGCGCGGGCAAACTTTTCCGAAATCCGCCCCGCCAGCCAGTTTTCCACGTCGAAGGCGCTGTCATCCAACAAGCGTTGCGAAATCTTCGGCATCGCATTGAGTTCGTATAGTGGAATTGAAATCCGCTCGATTGTCGGAGTTCCGGTTTCAGCCGGAGAAGAGGCCTCATCGGCCCAACCCACGCCGGTGTCGTTCTGATCGATCAACACGTCGAAAGACGTGGCTTCTACATTGACGACGCTCGAAATCGCACGGATCGACGCAGTGGCCGCAAGCGTTGACTTAATAGTTTCAGAGGTCACCGGATCCACCAGATATCCGCCGTCGGAATTCACCGCCGTGGACATGGCTTTGCCTTCCAGCTCCAAGCCGCGCAAACCATCATCGTCGCCGGAACGCAGATAGGAATCGAAGGCTTTTTGATGGGGAGCATCAACCTCTGCGCGGGTTGACAGAACAGGACGTGCCGCAACGGCAGATTTGTGATCAAGCATAGTCAGTCGCTCTTCTTGTTTATGTAGTTTCTTTTGAAGGTCAGCCTGTAAGGCCCTGAAATCCCCAATTAGTCCCGCCATCGCGGCACTTACCCGGGCGACCGGAGGCATATCTTCCCCGGTCCGAGACTTGGTCTCGGCTGTACTCATGTACCTATTCCTCATGAGTGGCGCGCGTCAGTCGCCCGCCAGGTTACGGCGGGCGTCCTCAAGGACATCCGCCAGTGCAGCCCAGTGGTCACTTTCAGGGTCATCCCCCTTGGCCGCCACTCGGGCACTGGGCAGCATTGGAAAGGTCACCAAAGACACTTCCCAAAGCTCCAGTTCGTTCAAGAGCCGTTGGCCCTTGTCATTCTTTGATGATTTTACGGTCCGGTAGCCGATCGACAGGCCGTCAATCGCGCCCGCCTCAATCAACGCGGCGGCTTCGCGGCCGCGCTCGACACTCTCCAGCAAGCGGCCTTTGACATACAAACCGCGGTCGTCTTCGCGCACCTCGTCCCAGATCCCGATCGGTTGTGCAGGGTCGTGCTGCCACAGCATTTTCACCGCCCGCTGATCACCAGACAATTTGGTCAGCGACCGGGCATAGGCCCCCTTTGTCACCACATCACCGCCTTGATCGCAGGCCCCAAAAAGAGAAGCATAGCCCTCAATCTTGGTCCCTTCGACAAGGGTCACATCCGCATCAAAGCGGCAGAACTTGTGTTCCAGATCCATGTTCCGTCCTTTTCTCACCAGCGCTCAAGGCGCAACTTTCATCAGGCCAAGAAAGGCTTGAGCCAAAATGACCCCCGCGACTCCGTACACTGCCAACCACAACCGTTTTTCGAGACGTTCAATGAGCCCCTCGATGCGACTGAACTTGTCGTTCAACGCCTCGAATTGCAGCTTGCTAACCCGTTCATGGCTTTCCAGCCGCATGGAAGGGGCGCAGGCGAATGGCTCCTTTGTGCGCAACTCAGTCACCGCCCGCCTCCTCGTCTGCCAAGGCCGGCAGTCCCAGAATTTGACGTTTTTCAGCTGCGGTCAGGAATTCAGCTGTCGTCACGCGGTTCCATTGCGCATCACGCTCCGACGCCAGCGCAGGCACCTGATCCAGGTCCGGCTTCAGCGACACTTCTTCGCCGATGAACCCCGACAGCCAACGTCCAATCGACGCCGAAACCTTGGTCGCCAATGGCAAGACAGTCTGACGGTAGAACGCACGCTGCGCCTCTGCGTAATTGGCAAAGGTTGCCTCGCCGGGAACCCCCAACAACATCGGCGGCACCCCAAAGGCCGTGGCAATTTCACGTGCGGCGGCTTCCTTGGTTTTCAAAAACTCCATGTCGCTGGGGGAAAAGCCCATCGGCTTCCAATCCAACCCCCCCTCCAGCAACATTGGACGCCCCGCGTTGCGGGCCCCTTGGTGCATGCTTTCCATTTCATGGGTCAGACGGTCGAATTGCTCGGCACTCAGCTGCCCCTGGCCTTCTGCCCCTTTCCAAACAATGGCCCCCGACGGGCGGGCAGCATTGTCCAGCAACCCCTTGGTCCAACGGCTGGCACTGTTGTGCACATCCACGGCTTGGGCAGCCGCTTGCAGCGGTGACAATCCATAATGGTCGTCTTGGGGGTGAAAGTTCTTCACGTGGCAAATCTGCGAAATAGGACCGCTCACATCAAAACGGTGTTTGCGCCCGCCCACCGCGTATTCATAGGCTACGGGCCAACCATCCGCCCCCGGCACAACCCGCATCCGGTCCGATCGCAAAACATGCAGTTCAAAAGGCACCCCCTGTTCGCCGGAAACCGCTTCGATATAGCCATCACCAGACAACAGCATTTGCCCATAGAGCGCCTCAAACAACTCGGCGCGGCCCTGCGCCGGATTGGGACCGGCAATCAAATTCAGAACCGGATGCTCGCTATATCGCGTTTCAGAATCTTGCAAAATCAAGGGCAACGCGGCGGCCGCTTCTGCGATCAACTTCACCGCGCGAAAGCCAACCGGATTGCCAGCAAAGCCTTGCTTGGTCAAAGAGACCGTATCGCGCGGCGACCAAGCCACCCGGCCACCGCTCACCTGCGCAACAATGCGTCCGGTGGCAGATGCCTTGGCTTCCGGGGCGTCCGCGCTTGCAGCCTGCTGTGTTCGGGCCCGTCGCAGAAAATCGAATACCATGCCGTTCGCTCCTATTCCTTGGCGGATATGATGCGGGCAAATCTCTCCCCTGCGGGCAAAGCGTTTTGCCTTGCCCGCTGTGTCGAAACCACCTGTTTCACATCCTCTGGATACCTGTTTCGAAGGTCGCCCTTCGTCTTGAAAACCAACTTAGATTTCCAAAGTTAAAACCATCTCACCCCAGCGTACGCACTTGAGGCAACTGCCAACCGGCAGGTTGCAACATCAGCTCGGTCAAGGCCCAAACGGCTGCATCCACACGGTCGGGGCTGTTCGCACCTTCGAATCCGGCATGAGTCATCAGACACATCTGTGTCTCCAGATCCTCCAGCCCGCGACAGTGACGCACGCGACCTTGCTCGTACAGCGCCGCAATCGGTTCCGCCCGCGCAGACTTGCCGCGCGTTGCATGGACAGATTTGACCGATACCATCGGATCAACCTGCCGTAAAAGTTCGGTCACCATGGCCCCGCCCTGATTCACCTCAGCGACCACTCGGTCTGCTTCCCAGCGTTTGGCTGCATCCACAGTCGCTTGGGCCCATCCCAAGGGCGACAGGCCCTGAACCGTTGCATCCTCCAGCACATAGGCCCGCCAGTCTTGCGGCGGACCGTCTTGCACCACGCCCGCCACAACAATCCCGCATTCATCGCTGGTCTTGCCCTCGCCGGCTGGTGGATCAACCGCCACGACTATTCGCGTAAACTCCGGCAGCTTGCCCGCCCGTGCTGCATCAAACACCTCACGTGTCCACAAAGCGCCCTCGATTTCATCGAGCAACACCCCGTCCAGTTCCTGCAAGCCCAGTTTCGATCCCCCATAACGGGCGCGCACTTCGTCAAGGAATGTCTTCGCCAAATTGGCGGCGTTCGCCTCAGTGGCAGCCCGTGTGACCACGGTTGACGACAGTTCCAACAATTCCTTTAGAACACCCACGTTGCGCGGCGTCGTTGTGACACAAACCTGCGGATGATCGCCCAAGCGCAAACAAAATTGCAGCATGTCCCAAGTTTCACGTGCCTTTTTCCATTTGGCCAATTCATCAACCCACGCGCCGTCAAATTGCGGCCCGCGTAGCCCTTCGGCGTCATGCGCTGAAAACGCCATTGCCTCGGCTCCGTTCGGCCAGACCAAACAACGACGCGAAGCCACCCATTTGGGTCTTCTGTCCGGCGGCGAACAGGCCATTATCCCGCTGTCGCCGTAAATCATCACTTCGCGGACTTGATCAAAGGTTTCCCCAACCAGCGCCAGCCGCTTGCATTTACCTTTGCTCAGCGGCCGCGCCCCCTCCACCATTGATCGCACCCATTCTGACCCCGCGCGCGTTTTGCCTGCTCCGCGCCCGCCCAGAATGACCCAAGCCCGCCAATCTCCCTCGGGCGGCAGCTGATGCGCATGCGCCCAAAATTCAAATAGATAGGGGAGCGCCATGCGCCCCCCTACCGATAGTTCCCTCAAGAACTCATCTTTCACCGTCGCAGGGGCGGAGGCGAGCCAAACGGCACCCGATCTCATGTCGGGCCGCTTCAAGATCAAGTCCGTATTCTCCGGTGATCTCGCTTTCTTTTCGTCTGATCGCATCAATCTCACACTCCGTTTCTCGGGCTGCCTTCAGCCAATATTTCACATCGCCCAGCAATTTGCCGGACTCGCCTTTCCTATCGGGATCTCCATTCCTGATGCGTGCCCTCAACTCACGGATTTCCGTGGTTAGGTCATCCAGCTCCTGCGCAATTTCTTCGCGCTGTTCTTCGAGTCGCTGAACATCTTCTTTCGCCCGGATCAAAACCGGATCTTTTTCTGCTCTTTCCATGCTCGACACCTTTTTTGCCTGTAAGGTTGCCCCCTCCAGGGCGCAGGGCAT